CTGTCGCAGGTCCAACTCCAGCCCGTCTCGCTGGCCGGCGGATTGACCGATCTGGCCATCAACGTTTCTCAGGTCACGCCGCAGGGCACCAGCTTGCAGATCCAATTCCAGGTCAACGGCCAGTGGTACAACCTGGGCGACACCACTGCGCCGTTGAACGCCGCGCCGCAGCTGGTGCCGCTCCGGGCTGTCTTCCTGGGCACCTCGGACCTGGCGCCGGCCGTGCTCGCGACCACGACCGGCGTTGTGGTTTCCCGGCCGGCACTGGCGTTCAATCATACGAGCGAGTTGCGGACGATCTCGCCGGCGAGCACCAACATCCAGGTGCAGGTGGTTGTCGTCGGTTACAACGCGGCCGTGCACACGCTCACTTGCACGATCGCGAATGGCGGGAACACGATCACGCCCTCGGTGACCAGCTCCGCACTGGAGCCCGATGGCGTGGGCTTGCGGTTCACGTTTAAGTTCAGCCCGGGCACGGGCGTCACCACATACAGCATCAACACCCAGGGCACGCGGCAATCGACCGCCGCGCCGTTCCAGGTTGTTGAGCGGACAGATGTTGCGCAGTAACAGGGGGTTTTCATGCAGCAGGATCAGACCGAACAGAAATCCAGCCGGGCGCCCACGGTGGCGCCCCGCGCAGATGCGCCCGCGATCGACCCGGGCGCCCAGTATGTCGTGCATCTCGCGGAGACCGTCGAGGTGCTGGGCGAGCGACTGTACCCCGGACGAGAGTATCGCCTGCGCGGGGATGTGCTGATTCCGATCCAGGCGAGCGTCAAGGATGCCAATCAGCTTCGATAAATACCGCTTCACGGACGGTCAGACGCCACTGAGCGCGGGGACTTTCAACCCGCGCTTCCAGGATCTGGACACGCGCATTGCGGCGCTCGAAGCGCTCAACATCGCCTGGCAAGCGGCTGTGCAGGAATTGACCGACTTCGGCCTGGCCCGGCTCGATTCCGTACTCAGCCCAACCTTCGACACGCTCAATCAGGATGTGGCGAATGCTGCCACCAGCGTCGCATCCATCGACGCTTCGCAGTCTGCAGCACTGGCAGCTGTCGCCGCATGGCAGGCCAACACGCTCGCTGCCATTACCGCATGGGAGAACGCACTCCAGGCGACCGCGCTCGCGATGCTCAACACGACGGCGATTCTGGCGGGCAACGGCCAAGGCGGTTTTGCGTCGGTGGCCATCGGCGCCGGGCTCAGCTACGCGAACGGCATACTGAGTGCGCCTACGCTTGCCTGGAACACGCGCACGGTTTCGTTCACCGCGGCGCTCCAAAACGGCTACTACGTGCCCGTGCCTGGAGTCGTCGCGACCTTGCCGGCAGGAACGGCCAATGGCGACCAGGTGCTCTTCATCAGCGGGCTCAGCGGTACGAGCACCTTCACCATCGTGCCGGCTTCGGGCCAGACCATCATGGGCGATACTTCGCTCGTCGTTGATCGCGCCAATGCCGGATTGGCGCTGATCTATTTCGCCGCCACGGCGGACTGGAGACTCTTCTGATGCAAAGTTTAACTGCGCTCATGGGCGGCGGTGGCCGCTTCTCGCACTTCGTTCAACTCACGGGCTCCGGTGTGTGGACTGTTCCGCCCGGCGTGCAGATGGTCCGTGCGCTCATGGCCGCCGGCGGATCGGGTGGAACCAGCGTATGCGTAGGTGGAGCGAGTCCCTGTCAGTCCGGAGGCTCCAGCGCCTATGCTGAAGTGGATTACCCGGTTCTGGGGCAGGCCTCGATTCCGTTCAGCGTCGGGGCCGGTAGCGCAGGAGTCCAGACCAGCGTCTATACCGGCACGCTTTCTTCGTGTTCCTCTGTCGTTAACCCATACCTCAGCAGCTACAACGACTGGACGCTGACGGTCCCGAGCGCACTGATCTCCGGTCTACCTGCTGGCACGCCGGTGATGCTCAAGACGACAGCGGGAGCAGGTAATGGCACAGCAACGATGACCTTTGCGAGTACGCCGGGATTTGGAATTGCCGTTGGCTGGACCGTGTACGTCGAGGGTGACAGTGCCACACGCGTGATTCAATCCATTGCTGGCGGTGTGGTGACGTTAACAACAAACATAGCTGGAACGGTAAGTGCAGGTGTCAATCGGGTTTTCTTTGCACCTCCGACTACATTGTCTTCTGCACAACAATTCGGCATCTATATCGCATCGCTGCCTTATGTTGCTATCGGTTCTGCCAGCTACTTGTCGAACTACAATGGCGCTCTCATTGCATCGAGCACAACGCTTCTAGTGTTTAGGGTGGTGAACACTCAGGCCACACCGGCAAACGGTGCGGCACTGGTTCTTTCGACAGTACCGTTGTTTCCCGTCAGTGGAGGCAACACGACCTTTGGGAATCTGATCGTGTATGGTGGAACGCCGGCGGCCAGCAGCAAGGCGCTGGGCACGCCGAACGGATCGTTCACTCTGCCACAGCTCTCAAGTAGTTCTTACGAAGCGCTGTTTGGAGGATTTGTTTTCATCCCCGGTGTGGATGGAACATACTCGGGTGCTGGCGCTGCGTGCGGTGTGCCGATCGGCTCGCTGGTGGGTGCTGGTGCCGGTGGTGTGAGCGCTAACCCGGTGGCAGGCAATGGCGGGCCCGGTGCCGGGGGCGGGGCCCCTGCGGCCACGAACGTCTCTTCCCCCGCGCCATGCGGGGGCAATGGCGGCAGTGGCCTGCTGTATCTCCTGTATTAAGAAGGGCGCATGCAATACATCAAACAAGGCACCAACACCTTTCAGGTGATCAACGGCCAGCAAGTGTTGATCGATGCGAGCGACAACTACGATGTCAACGCCGATGGCAGCATTGTTCCGAAACAGCATGTGTGGCTATCGAAGCTCCAGTTCCGCAACCTGTTCAGCATGGATGAACTGGTGGCGCTCGATAACTTCGCCTCAAGCACCACGCTGACCTCTGATCAGAAAGCGTATCTGACGACGCTCATGAAGAACGTCGATGCCGCCGAGACGATCGACCTCTGCTATCCGATGACGCAGCAGGGGTTGGCCTACATCGAGTCCGCGGGTTTAATCGCCGCAGGGCGAGCAGCCCAGATCCTCGCCACTACGGTCTAACGCTTCGTCCAGACAGTTTCTTTCGGCCGGCCCGAACCGGCGTAAATCACTCAAAGGAGAGAATTTCTTATGCCAGGAAATCAGTTCCTGCACGGTGCTGAAGTCATTCAGATTGACACCGGTTCGCAGCCGATCACGACTCCGTCCTCGGCTGTTATTGGCCTGATCGGATCCGCACCGTTCGGGCCGCTCAACATCCCGACGCTGATCAGCGGGAGCCTGCAGCTCGCCGCCCAGACGTTCGGTCCGGCAGGCTACGGCTTCACGATCCCCGACGCGCTGGCTGCGATCTTCGCGCAGTGCGGCGCCCAGGTGGTCGTCGTCAACGTGGCAGACCCGAGCGATAACACGCTGCAAACCAACGTTGCTGCCGCTCCACAGACGTTCAGCTCCCTGGGCCAGATCCAGCTTCCGCATGTCTCGGTGTCTGCTCTCGCGCTTACCGGCCCGGTGATGGCGCCCATGACGTTCCAGGGCACTGCACTGCCGTTGCCCGCGGGCGCCAGCGCGCCGGTCGTGAAGTCCGCTGACGGCACGAAGACTTACGCGCTGACCACGGACTACACCTTCGCCGGCGGCACGATCACGCAGGTGGGCGGCGGCAGCATGATCGCGAACCAGGCTGTGATCGTGACCTACACGATGGCCGGCATCGCGGCCGGCACGGACTACAGCGTTAACGCGAACAACGGTCTCATCACGCTCATCAGCGGCGGCAAGATCGCGGCCAGTGCCACGCTCAACGTGGCATACAGCTTCCTCGACCCGACCAAGGTGACGCAGGCTGCGGCCGCAGGCGGCACGAACGTCGCCACGGGCGCATACACCGGCGCGCAGGCGTTGCTGGCCGCGGCGAGCGTTGCCGGCGTCACCCCGCGCATCCTGTGCGCTCCGGGCTTCACCGGCGTCAAGACCGGCACGACCGCTAACGCGGTCATCGCTGCGCTGGATGCAGTGGCGGGCAAGCTGCGCGCCATCCAAGTGGCCGATGGGCCCAGCGCCGCCAACGGCCCGCTCACGACCGACGCGGCGGCAATCAGCTTCCGCAACGACTGGGGTTCGAAGCGCATCTTCCTGGTCGACCCGGGCGTGATCCGCTTGAACCCGGTCACCGACGTCAACGACACGCAGCCAGCTTCTGGCTATGTCGCTGGCCTCATCGCGAACCAGGACGCCGCCAATGGTTTCTGGTTCAGCCCTTCGAACCAGGTCCTGAACGGCGTGCTCGGCACCAATCGTCCTGTGGACTTCGCCATGGGCGACTACTCCAGCCGGGCGAATCTGCTCAACCAGAACGACATCGCGACGGTCATCTACCAGCAGGGCTACCGGCTGTGGGGCAACCGGACGTGCTCTGCAGACCCGCAGTGGACGTTCCTGTCCGTCGTCCGCACCGCCGACATGATCAACGACGCCATTCTCCAGAGCTTCCTCTGGGCTGTGGACCGCAACATCACCAAGACCTTCCTCACGGACGTCGTCGACGGCGTCAACTCCTACCTGCGCAGCTTGCAGGCCGAGGGCGCCATCATTGACGGCAAGGCCTGGGCCGATCCGGAGCTGAACACCCCGGCGACGATCGCCAACGGCCAGATCTACATCGACTTCGATTTCGCTCCGCCGTATCCGGCTGAGCACATCACATTCCAGTCGATGATCAACGACAACTACCTCACGGAGGTGACTGCGTAATGCCGTACCCGCAACGTCTACAGAACTTTTCGGTCTTTGCCGATGGCAAGGGCTATGTGGGACTGGCGCCCGAACTCAACCTGCCAAAGGTGACTTCGAAGACGGAAGAGTACCGCGCCGGCGGGATGGACACACCGGTCGAGGTCATCACCGGCACGGAGAAGCTGGAGTGCTCCTTCACGCTGGCGGAATACAACGCCGCGGTGATGGCACTGTGGGGCATCACCACGAGCGCGGAAACCCAGTTCAGCTTCCGCGGCGCGGTGCAACGCCAGGGCGAGGACGCGCAAGCGATCGTCGCCACGATCGGCGGCCGGATCAAAGAGCTCGATCCCGGCACGTGGAAGGCGGGCGATCAGGCCACGCTCAAGTCGTCCATCGCTGTGACTTATTACAAGCTCAACATCAACGGCGTGGACGTGATCGAGATCGACGTCGTCAACATGAAGCGCATCATCAAGGGCGTCGACCAGCTCGCCAGCCAGCGCGCGGCGCTGGGCATCTAAGCCCTTTCTGTCTTCTTGGAGATGGGGCGGTCTTGCGAGCCGCCCCTTTTTTAGCAGGATTCCATGCAGCAAACTGAAACCACAATCAAACTTGAATTTCCGATCACGTCCGGCGCCCAGCTCATTCAGCAGATCACCTTGCGCCGGCCGAAGGTCAAAGACACACTGGCCGCCCAGAAAGTGGCGGGCAGCACTGCTGAGCAGGAGGTCCGGCTGGTGGCGAACCTCGCGGGTCTCACGCCGGCAGAGATTGAAGAGCTTGACGCCGCCGATTATGCGCGCGTGCAGGCGGTACTCGAACGTTTTTTCTCCCCGACGCCGCGGAACTCCGCCAAAGCGTAGTCTTCCTCGCAAACGTAACGGGCTGGTCCCTGTCTGAAATCCTCGAGCTGTCGATCGAGGATTTCCGTGACTGGTCTGAATCCGCGGAGTCTGTTTACAAGTCGCTCATTCCTCAAAGCTGATGCCTACTCCCAACGCCAGTGTCGTTGTCAAAATCGGTGCGCTGATGGACTCGACCGTCGGCGCCGTCTTCGGCAAGACCACGTCTGGTCTCAAGAAGATCGGCGACACGATGAAGGACCTGGCGTCGCGCTCGCAGGAGATGAAGCGGCTGGACGCTGCGAGCGTGCGCCTGGGTGAGTCCGTGGAAGCCCTCACCGGGCGCTATGAGAAGCAGAGCGGGACGCTCGCCAAGGCTGAGGCGCGCTTCGCTGCGATCAAGGAGAAGATTACTGCAGCCGGCGGCGCCGACGAGAAACTGGCCACTCAGCTTACGCGTGCAGACGAAGCGGTCACGCGCGCCCGACTGAGCCTGGACCGCACGAATGTCAGCCTGGCCAAAGCCAAGACGGACTACACTGGTGCCTCCGCAGCAGCGGAAACGTTCCGTGCTGCCAATCAGCATGTGGAGTCCTCGCTGAACCAGTTAGGCGCGGCCATGAAGCGCTATGAGAGCGCCAGCGCTGCGCTGCAGGCCAACGAGGCGAAGCGCGCCGAGTACCGGAGCAAAATGCTTGGTGTCCTGGCTGCGGGCTACGCCATCCGGAAGACCGTTGAGAAGGCGGCCGAGGGTGAAGAGGCCGGGCTGAAGCTCAAGTGGTCGCTCGATGGCGGGGACGCTCGCCATCAAATCGGCTCGATCATTGAACAGACGCGCGCCATCGCGGCCAGAACGATGGCGACGGCTCCGGAGCTGTTCAGGATCCAGGCTGTACTGAATCGCGAGAGCCTGTCTGCGGACGAGTCGCGCATCGCATCGGAGACGATCCACAAGGTCGCCTCAGTCACCGGGCAGGACGCCACGGAGACGGCCAAGGCCATCGCGAGCATTTACAACACGGTCGGGCTCCAGATGGTCGGCTCGACGCAGCAGAAGCTCGCGCGCATCGGCGACCTGGCAACAGCCATGCAGCAGCGCTTTGCCATTGATGACATTGGCAGCCTCGGCGCAGGCCTCGCGAAGGCGCTCCCGCAAGCAACGATGGCGCGCGTGAGCTTCGAACAGACCGGCGCCGCGATTGGCGCGCTCACTCGTCACGGCCTCGATGCCGGCGCTGCCGGCCAGCAGATGAGCGCGGTGCTGATCAACATGACTAAGGCTTCGAAGCAGCTCGGCTTCCAGCTTGTTCATGACGCCAAGGGCAACCTGGACTTCGAAGGCACCATCCTCGCCATGCAGGCTCGCTTGAACCGCATGGGTGGCCTCGAGCGGAACCGGGATGCGCTGACCAAAGCGTTCAGCCGACGCGGCGCCGGCGCGGCTTTCTTGCTCATGGAAGCCGCGGCGACCGGTGATCTGACGAAGGCGCAGAACGCACTGGCCAACAGCACGGGCACTGTCGATCAGGAGTACAAGGAGCTGGAAGACAGCGCCAAAGGGATGCTCCTGAGAATCACCAAGGCGTTCAATGAGACGCTGTTGCCGATTGGTAGAGCACTCTTGCCCGGACTGAAGACCGTCCTTGAGCCGATCGGCAAGCTGGCGACGTGGGTCGGCGGTTTCCTGGAAAAGCACAAGACGCTGGCGGCATGGCTGGGCGGGATCACCACGACGGTGATCGCGATGACTGCCGCGGTCTACGCCGGCGGCTACGCATGGGCGTTTCTCCATGGTGGCTGGCTCCGGGCTGGCAAATTGCTGGAATGGCTCAAGCTCAAAATCGTCGCGCACAGGCTTGAAGTGCTCGCGGATGCCGGTGCTGAGGAGACGGCAGCAGTCGCGACGGAGAGTCTGGCAGTTGCGGAGACTGAGGAAGCAACGGCCGGCGCTGCGTCGAAAGCGGGACTCTTGACGCGCATCCCGCTCCTGGGCCGACTGGCCACAGCGCTCGGGCTTGCGGGCGATGCTGAGCTGGAATTGGCCACGG